GATGAGGGGCCGAGAAGCCCCCATGCCCCTAGTTAATTGGAAAGACTTATACTAGTATTTATTATGTAGTATATGTACCGTGTTTCCAGTAATCATACGCAAAATCAATAGTAAACTCTTCAATTGCGTCGTTAGATCCCCAATCTAGACCAATTTCACCTAATGCAACTGGATATATGTTAATAAACTGCCAGGCTGCACCAGAAATAGCATCACCAGCTCTGTTATAATGTTGTACTGTCATCTCACCAGACATATTACCAGATTGTCCAGCAGATGTAATTTCAGATTTATTAGATTCATGAGCATTGAGCTTATTCATCCATGCCTCAACAGCATTTCTAATCATAAAATCTTCATCATTCATTACAGTAACAGAAAGATTATCAAAAGTTCTGTTGCCTGGAATTTTAACCATTCTTCCAAAATAAGGAACTTCAATTACACCAATAGTTGAGGTAGGAATTGAAGCAATCTTACACAGCATTTTAAATTCTGTTTTATTTGTAATATCAGCAACTGGGGCTTTTGTGACTTGGCAATCAAATAAATTTGGCCTGGCTCCACTGGACTTTAATCCAGAAGATCTAAATTTTGAAATATCAAAAGACATTTGTTTCTCTCCGATAGCGAGTTAAAAAAGAATGTAGGGTGGGGAAGCTTGTTTTATAAGTACGCCCTTCGGCTGCTACCGTCTTCCCCCACCTATTAGTATAATACTATTTATATCACTTATCCAATTATCTCAGAGAATTCTACTCCACTTCTAACTGCAACAAAATTGAGTTGAATGAAGTTAATCGCTCTGTTCGGCTTGACAAAAATATCACCAACAAATTCATTTCTGTCAACTACTGAAGAAGTATTATTTGATTCGTCACAAACAACTACGAAATCTGTAATACCATCTCTTCCCTGTACATCTCTCAAGAAAGGCTCAACCGCTCCAACGAAAAGCGCTCTTGTGAAAGCGTCGTTGAATTCAAAGAGTTGAGTTCTAGCAAATCTAGAAATTGCTTTCTCCATGATGATGAACAATCTTCTGATATTGATTCTGTCAAATGCAGAAGGTTTAGCAAGAAGAGTTTTGTCACCAAAAAGAACAGTTCCAGAACCCATAAATGTAGTTACTGGATTTACATTATTCTTGTAGAGTGCATCTCTTTCAGATTGTCTTGGATTGAAAGGAAGTTTTACTACATTTCTGATTATACCTCTTGTGAAACCAGCTGGTGAGAACCAAGCATCTCTAGAAGCTTCGGTTGACGCACAAAGACCAGCAATATCACCATTAAGGGGAACATATCTGAAGACATCGTTGTATCTATCATATTGATATTTCCATCCAGAATCAAGAACCGCATAGGATGTAGATCCAAGAGCGTTTCTAAAATCTACAACAGCATCTGCTTCACTACCAACATTATTTACAACATCAGATTGTTCTGGTGAAACACATACCACACAATCTTTTCTTGATTCTGCAATAGCAATACAATCAAGAGCTACTGTTGGAGATGCATCAGCTGTAATCATAAGACCGATTTCAATTTCTTCAGCATTTTGAAACTTTCGGAAAGCTTCAATCTTATTACCATCCGTTACATCTGAACCATCAACTCCACCACCAAGACTTCCAGTATTGATTAAACTTCCTGTAGCTGCCGAAGAAGCATATTCTGTTCCAGCAGCTGGAGTTGCACCCCATGCAGAAACTGCAGCACCAGCAGTAGTATAAGCATCACCTTTTGAATTGTGGTCAGCCCACCAGATATACTTAGATCTACGATTAATAGCATCTACATAATATGCCTTAGACCCGTCTTCAAATTTAGTACCCTTTGCGACAGAAAGTCCTGTGAAGATTTCAAGTCCTTCACCAATATTTCCTGTCCATGCTCCATCCTCATCAACTACTGCAACGTGAACCTCATCATAGAGAGCACCTTTACTAGCAGTATGGTCAGTTGTTACTGGTTCTTTGTCAAAAAGACCCGAATATTCCCAAGTTCTTGAATGAGTCTGAGCAGTTGCTGTATTGGTGAATCCAGTATTAACCACCATTGAAGATGAATTGGTTATTGATGTAACCCTTCTCTCTTCACCATTAATTTTGACAATATCACCAACGGTGTATTGTTTATCAAATGCACCAGAACCTTGTTCCCCACTAGCAATTGTTGCTGTAACTGTTGAAACATTAGCAGAAACTGCTACAGTTCCCACCATATTTCTTGATGGTTCTGAAAATGCTGACCTTTTAAGTCTTACTGCTGCGGTTGTGCTAATAGCACCTGTTGCTGGATTTGCATGTACAGTTCCAGCAGTATTACTTGTTATTGTAGCAATAACAAAGGTATTGCCAGAAAGTGTAATTACATCTCCAACTCTAAGTTCAGTACCAGCTAATGTATTAGTTCCTGTGAAGGACTTATCACTCACAGCAACTGCATATGTTCCTGTTAAAGTAACATCTGAATTACTTGCAACTACTGTATTTCCAGATGCAAGATTGGCTCGTGTTGGCCCACAAAGTGAAACCTTGAGACTATTTCCAAGGTCACCTGCGTATTTTGCCATATAATCACCTCTTGTATCGGCGACTGAACCTTGTCCTTCATCGTAGGAATCCCAATAGATTGCATCATTTGCTATGAGGATTGCTCCACCACTTGTGGTTGCTGCATTTTTAGCGGCTGTAGAAACAGCTCTAACTACGTGAAGTTTACTTGAATATTGTAAAAAATTGGCTGCGGAAAAAAACGATGTATAAGTATTCGCATCGGGCTTTTGGAATGTTTGAACCAAAAGATCCTCAGAGTCTATTAAAGTTACATCATTTGCTGGCCCCCATCTGAAAGGCCCAGCGATTCCAGCATCTACCGAAGAGATGCCAGGTACTACCGTTGTTAAATCAATTTCAGATGTATTTACGCCAGGGCTTACTTGAAATCCCATATCATCTCTCCTAAATTGTGTTTGGTGTAAATCAGTTACTATGATTATTTATAAAAACGAAACTCTTTAGAGTATAAATAATTATTGAGATATAAATGTTTTTATTGAGGATTAACATGAACCCAATTGATAGATTTTTAAGCAAATTTGCTAAACAAAATTCAGGGAATGAATGTTGGCAATGGACGGCCTCAAGAACACAACAAGGGTATGGAATGTTTTCATTTCAAGGAAAATCTATACCCGCTCACAGGTTCGCTTATGAACATTATAAAGGTGAAATACCAGACAAACATATCGTTCATCAAGTGTGTCAAAATAATTGTTGTGTAAACCCAGAACACCTTATCGTCTGTACTAAAAGTGAATCAAGATTGAAATATAATTCAACCAGAATACACCCAGACGCTAAAAAATTAATACAAAATATTAAGGAAAGGGGCCCCGAAGAACTTATAGATGATTTTGGATTCAGCAAGGAAGTTTAGAAATAATTCCTCTGCCAATCATCAACCACTTGCCATTTTGTGCCTTCATTGTCTACGTATGTCTGGTCATCCAATCCATTATCAATAATTCCAAATGGTAACATATCCTGTTCCATAGACTTCATTTGGTCTTTATAGATTTGTTTGCGTATATCAAGATCAGTCATGTCTTTGAAATATTGCTGTTGAACTACCCACGCAAAAACCACCAATCCCATTGCAAGATCGTCATGGTGACCCTCTTCAGCTTCATAAGAATTATATTTTGAAGCAAATGTAGTTAATTCTGCAATAGTATCAAAATCTGGTATAATAAGTTTATCTGTCTCAATCATTTCTTTCAGAGCAGCACAACCAATTCTCTTGAGTTGTTTACTGGTTCTTATTCCTAGTTGGGCATTCTTCCCAAAACCCCCTCCTATTTTTTGACCAGATCTTCCGTGCATTGAACACATGAGAATATTTTCATACTCTAAATCGTGATGAAGAGATTCTGCTACAGATTGTCCAATATCATTAACCTCTACCAATACCCATGCTCCATTATATTTCATTCCTGTTTGATAAATCACATTAGGATAAATCATTGGAGAAATTTTATTATCTCTATATTTTGCGACCTGTCTATAAGGTATTTGTGTTATATCAAAAATAGAAAAAGCCGAATAGTCTTGCCCTTTACCATGAGAAGTATCAGCTATAAGAGAATAAGACTTCCCCCTAATTGGTTGTTCATAGATATCCAATCCTCCTCTTGACGCTATAGGATTCTGGAATGTCATTGTTTTTAGCTTAGATGGAGCTATAAGTGTCAATGTAGACCCTATAAATTCACACTCAAATTCCTGAGTAAATTGTTGCTGACTTGTATTCTTAATTGTCTCTGTTTTCCATTTATCATCACGGCCTGGTACTTCTTTCCAAGCCACCTCAATAGGAGTGTAGTTATTTCTACCCTCTTCCGCATCAACCCATAATTTATAGAACATATTAAGTCCAAGTGGAGTTGATACGATGAAAACTTTAGTAGTTTCACCAGAAGAAATTGTAGGATAAACTGAGGTAAAGAATTGGTCTGCTATGTTGTTTGGAACGTGAGCAAACTCATCAAGAAAAATAATATTGAAAGAACTACCTCTGACTGCAGATGAAGACGTGGCCGCTGCTAGAATCTTAGAACCATTCTCTAGCTCAATGTTTCCTTTATTCCACACGACCACGCCTTGTTGCATCCACTTTGGTAGATGCTCATAAGCTAACTGTAATCTGGAAAGTAATTCACGAGCTGTTGCTAATTTATTTGCTAAGATAGCACAATTTACATTCTCATTAAAAAGGATATAGTGAAGAAGAAAACTGATAATGGTAGTTGATTTGCCCGTCTGTCTGGGCATTTTACATATTACAAATCTATCATTAATAAAGGAATGTATCATTTTTTTCTGATACGGATACATATCAAAACGAATTAATCCCCTATCTACATGAATCACCTTGACATAATTTTCTATGAAATGTTGAGGGTCGCCCATACATTTCTGATATTCTTGTATTGATTCCTCTGTCCATTCGGCAGATTGGCCTACTGCTTTGAGATTAGGATTGCCTAGATAAGTCTCAGCCATCGGTCTTACCTTTTAACAGTTTTTGAAGTTCTGCAGTAGACCCCACAAAAAGAGCATTGGTGACAGTAGTGGGCCCACCCTT